CTTGCATGGTGGCGGCGTGCATGGCCCGGTCATCCACTGTTGTTGTCCCGGCAGTCGCCCGGTTCCCATCTGGTGGCGGGGCTGATTGTAGATCGCGGGCGGTGGGAAGAACATGACGACGCTGTTCGCCCCGGCGTCCACGATCCACGCGCCCTTGGGGAGCGCATAGCCTTCGCTTCCCACGGTGACGGTGCGGGGGACGCCAAAAGGCGAGAGCGACGAACCGGGTGGACCCGGCGGCCATGCGCTTACCGGAAGCACTAGAAGGGCGCTCCTCCCGTGATGCCATCGATAATCACGCCGGTTGACGGCTTGGAGCAAACCAGATTGAGCGCGGTCAGCGATAAGCCGACGCTAGCGATCTGACCTTGCGGAATGGTCGAATACCAGCCGGTCCACGCAAAATTGGCGTCCTCGTGGACAACCAACGTGATGTACTTGGAATTAAACCCATAGGCCGTCCCCACCGGGCAGTTCAGATCAAAAAATAGCGGAGTGTCACCAAGCAGCAAACCCCTAAAACCAGAATTAACAGGGTCATCTTTTCCCCACCGGCTTGAGGGATCGTTGTTGTAGCGCTCGACCGCCATGAAGTCGGTCAGGAGGGTCGTCCAGTCCTCGACGCTCATGACGACGAAATCGAGCGCTTCGCCGCCCGCGTTCTTGACCGCCGCGAGCATGTTGGGAATGAACGCGGAGCGGGTCAGGATGTCGCCCGCCGCCGGGATCGAGAGGCCCGCCCAATCCGGGTAGCCGCTCGCGCCGGTCCTCGCCAAGCCGCCGTAGGGGGTCGTTGTCCCGTAGGCGTCGGTGAGCGAATACATTTGCAGAACGTTCGCGGTCGCCGGGCCAAAGAGGGCCGACGAGAGAGCCTGCAACGAGGAGTTTTTGAGGTCGTTGAGCTTGAGCATCAGACGGCTCGCCACCGCAATGGCGTCTTGCGTCACAAGCTGTTCCAAGCCAAGCGACGAAACCGGCGTCGCCAGACAACACATGTTGAATTCCGCGTTGACGGTCGCGGCCACGTCTTGGGGCAAGTTGAATTGCCCGGCCGGTCCAATCCAGCTTGACTGGACGTACTGGCCGGTCTGGACGGGTTGGGTATAGGGTGAAACGCCGCCTGACGCACGAATTGCGTTACGAAGCAAAAGCGCCAGAAGCGGATTTTGCTTGTAAATCAAAATGACGACCATTTGGGCGAATACTCGCCGCACAGTCGCTTCCAACTCAAGGCCGATTGGCCCCGAGGGGATAATTCCGGCCCCAAGCTGTGGCATAGACCTACCTCATACCGCGTTGGCGCTCACTGTCCTTGTGGATTGCGCCCAAGATTTCCCGTCTGGCCCACGCTTCTGGGTCGGCAGAAATTTCCTTAAAGTTGTCCTGCTTCTCATGACCCCAATATTGATTGTCATAGGTTGGGGTTGACGTAGGCGGGTTTTTCGAATGACGGTAGCTCGCGGCAACCTCGTGATCGGCTACGGCGTGTTCCTCCATCCACTTTTCCAGATCGGTCAGGCCCTCGTCGGTAAGGCCATAATCTTTCTTCGCCTTAACGCGGCTGTCGTTCCAAGCCTTTTGGCTGCGCTGTGTTTCGGCCTCCTGATTGGCCTTGCGCTTGTTTTCATCGTCAGACTTTAGCCGCTGATCGAGCTTTTCCTCCATGTCATAGTCGGGAATTGACAGGGTGGGATACTTGCGCTTGATGAGGCGCTTGGCCTCCTTGTTGAGTTGCGGATCGTTATAGATGCTCTCAACGAAGTCGGCGGTCATCCGCTTGTTCTGTAGGAAAGCGTATTCCTCATCCGAGATGTTGCGCGGCATGGGTTAGCTCCGGTTTTCCTTGCCAGCGACCGCCGGCTGTAGCGGGACCCCGCCCTCGGGCTTCGGCACAACCTTGGGGATCGCGCCCCATTCCGAAGTCTCGGATTGCGTATCGACCTGTAGGATGGTGCGCGGCGGGGTTTCCGGCGGCGAGGTGATCGGCGGGTCGTATGAGCGGTTCTGAGCCATGTTTTCCTCCAAAAGAAATATTGGCTTGTCAACCTATCCGGTTGTCACGTCTCCTGTGACGATTGCTTGGCTAGTTCGCTCGCCTCGGCGCTGTCGTCGGCATGATCGGCGGCGCTCTCGGCGCGTTCCTTGCCATTCTCATGCCGGCCGGCTTCATGCGCTTCGGCCGCCTCGCCGTGCGCCTTGGCTGCGGCTTGGTGCTTGGCCTGCGCGGCTTTGTGGGCTTCGGCTGCGGGATGCTTGGTCAGAGGCATAGCGTCACCCAATCGCTGTCTTGGCGTTGGCCAAGGCCACCTTGCGGCTGGCGAGGCCATTCAGCCCGCCGTTCACTCGGCGTGTGACCAAGGTCACGTCATCCTTGTCGGCAAGCTGGTTTAACCCATGTGTCTCCCAAAACCAACCGCTCACGACGGCGGCGGCGGGAAATTTCTCAACCAAGTCCGGGTTCTCGACAAACGGCTGTTCAAGCGCTTGCGCCGCTTTCGTGTAGTTCGCCCGCCCCGTCAACTGAATGAGGCCACGCCCGCGAAACCGCTCGCCGTCGCCCTTTTGCGTGTTGCCGAGGTCTTTCCGGCCTTCGTAAGCCTTGCCGCTGGCGTACTCGCGCGTCGTCTGAAAGTGATCGCTCTCATGCGCCAGTTGCGCGAGGAAATGCTGTTGGCGCGTGGCTGTGTTGATTGCGTAGGTTTCGACTAACCCCGGCATGGCGTCGGCAAGCCCGTCCAAAATCCACGACTTTCCACGTGGTTCGATGATGGCGAGGACTTGTCTCCACTCTGCCGGGGTCATGTTTCAGTTTCGCCGGGGTTGCGCGGTCGGCGGGTTCGGCAGGCCTTGATCCGGGTGGGGCGGCAAGCCTTGGTCGGGATAAGCGTCCGCGTCGATTACGACATAGCGGTAGTGAGCGCCATGCCCGCCGCCGCCGATGAGGACGAGGGCCAGATACTTGCCATGAACGCCTTCCGGCAGAGGCGGCCAGACTGTGCCGGGAGGCAGAACGATGGGATGTTCAGGATGCTCGCCGCCGCCTCCGGGCGCGATTGGGTGTCCCGGAGTAGGCGCGATGGGATGCTCGGGCAGTGGACGCCACGGGTTGTCGGGGGTGAGCGGCGGCCAGATGCCCGGAGGCGGCTCCGGCAAACCGATGTCCGGTGCGCCGGGAACCTCAACCCCATAGTCCGGGTCAGTCTCGCCCTCGCCGGGTGGCAAGCCCTGATCGGGGTGGCCTTTCTTTCGGATGCGTAAAAAACCAGAAACAAACGGCATGAACGTTTCCTCCAATGAACCTGTTAATCAGGCGATGCTCGGATTATCACGCTTTCGTGAACGCGATGCGAACATGGCGAGGAAGCCCGTCCCGATCAGCAACATCGCCCAAGTCGATGGCTCCGGGATCGAGTTTGTAGCGGTGAAACTGCCGCTGCCGCTGATGAGGTCGCCGGCCCCGCCCGCTTGGGTGAATGACAGATCGAGGACGCCAACCGTGCCGAGAGGGACGCCGGGGCCAAACAACGCGCCATCGCCGGTCAGATCAAGTTCGTCACCGACGAAACTGACCCCGGAGGTCGTGGTCGTGTCGTGGAACAAGCCGCCGTCCCATGAGATGGTGATGAGCGAGCCAATCGAGGTCGAAAGCGGATTGGTCATCGTCAAAACATCGCCGTTGACGAGGCCGCCGATGCTGTCAACCACTTCCGCGACGGTCCATGTCGTGACGCCAACGGAGGTCGCTGTCGCGAGGTCGCTTGACGGGTTAGCGGTGACGCCCGCCGCGTCGGCGGTGAAGTCCGTCACCGTTACGGTCCCCGCCGCGCTCGCCGTGACGGAAAAGGCCAAAAAGGCCGCGCTCATGAGAAGTTTGTTCATTTTTCGCTCCACGCCCTGAAAATTGGGCGAGAGGTGTTATCACGAACCGGGCAAGGGGGTCGAGGGCATAGGCGCATCTGGTGGAGCGCCGGGCTTTTGCTGGCCTTTCTGGCCCATGATCCGCGACAAGAGCATGTTCTTGACGGTATCGCGCAACTGGTCGCCAATCATCGTTTTTTGGATGCCAGCGGCGGGTCCCATGCCGGCCGCGCCGCCGATATGGCGCGAGAGGGTTTGGATCGTCTTGAACACGTCGGCGTGCAGCTTGTCGCCGGGCGACAATCCCAAGCCCGCGACTTTCAAGAGGTTGATGGCTTGGATGATCTTGTTCATGCTGTCGGCTTGGTTGCCGGGTCCGGGCGCTGAGACTTGCGGTCCCATCCGCGAACGGGCGTAAGCCATCATGCCCGGCCCCGGCCCTCCTCCGCCTTGAGCGCCGCCGCCGGGCGATGGTGGAGCGCTGCCGGGTGGAGGTGGAGCGCCGCCGCCCTGCCCCATCGAGGGGTCGTCGTTTGTCGGGTCGCCGCCACCGAAAGCCATAGACATGCGCGGAAAATATCCCTCAGTGGACGGACTGTCCAGCCTTGCCCTTGGGCTTCCTCGATCCGCCTCCGCCGCCAACGCCGATGAGGGATTTAACAAGGTCCTCTTGCTTATCCTCCTGCGCCTGTTTGGCTTGCGCCTTCTGCCGCTGGCGGAGCCGCGCGAGAAGCAACTGAGCGCCGGGCGGATGCAGCATGTGAACCAAGTCCTCCGCGTCGATGGCCCCTGCCCTTGCGAGCGCGATGGCCACCTGTCGGTTATCTTCCGCGAAAGCCGGCGACGCCGAATGGCTGTCAACCTCGACTTGGAAATTTTCCGGAAGTTGGGAAAGCAGAAACTCTATTTTACTGTCCGCTGTGGTATAGATCAGGGCGTCCATCGCCTGCATGACGCGAATGGCGAGGTAGCCGCAGTCGGCTAGCTGGCGCTCGATCCGGCTGGCTTGGTCGATGAGTTGCGGCGAGGACGTGCGGACAAGGGTTTGGGCGTGGACGCCAGTTCGCACTCCGCTCTCGCCTTGTCCCGACATGATCGGAGAAAAACCACTCGCCTCATCGAACAGTTTGAAAATGAATTCCAATTCATCGAGATAATTTTCCGGCGGCGGGTCAAGTAGCTTTGTGGCCTTAGCATTAGGGTTCGGATCATTGATGAAGCCGCCCTCGTTGACGATCTTGTAATACTGTTCCTCCGACACACTCGTAAAGCCTGAAAAAACTTGTGGCGCGTTAACATTTCGATCCCACATGACTTTGATGTCGCGGAGCCGCTTGTTAAGCATATCCTGCAACATTTGAACATCGGCAATGATCGAGCGGCCCCAAAAGTAGCCGGGCGTCGGCTGGCCTTGGACCTTTACGAATGGCGTTTTACCGGGGACGCGGGAAAGGTTGCGGCGGGTTTGTTCGCCTTCGATGATGATTGGCTCGGCCCCGTAAATCGTTTGGATTGTCGTCCAATCGTCGTGCCGGTCGCGGTCCTTGATCCATACTTCACAGAGTTTGACGGTTGGCGCAAATCGCCTTTGGGGACGCCATGGGGTCGGAACAGGGAACACATTGACGATGCCGGCGGCGGAGCTTGGGGCGTCTCCGACATCTCCCAAGGGCTGGAGCCCTCCAACAACCATCTGATGGAAATATGTTGGTTCTTCTTGGTCACGGTCAGGCCCCGGTTCGTCGTCAAGCGCGGCCATGATCCGCTCGTACTGCGGATGGTCTACCAGCATGGTGCGCAGCTTGGATTTTGTCGGATAACTCACATGACACATGGCTTCTTGTTCGTCAATCGCCAAGGTTGTCTCGCTCAAGACGCCGAAGTTCTGCGGATGGACGTGGCCGATGCGAAAAGTGCCGCTATCTTCGTCAGGGAAAACCTTTAACAACTGGCAACCATTGATGAGGCCCCACGTCACCGCTTCCGAGAACAGCGTGTCGGCGTCAACCGTGCGAAAATCGGCGGACAGCTTCTCGCCAACGAGTTGCGAGCGCTCAAGCACGTCGTCATCCTCGCCGCTGTCGTATGTCAACTGAAAGCGCACGTCGGTCGGCTGCATGAGGAAGCCGCTGAGTTTGCGCACGAACGGCCCGATCTTGTTGAACAAGGACGCGCGGCCGTCCATCGCCCCGGTGTAATAATATTGGCCGGCGCGGGTGTAAATCATTCCGCGTTCCGTGGACGAGGCCATACATTCATCGATCACTTCCTTGATCCACAATTCAAGGAAGCCCGGCTTACTCGGTATCTTGAGGCTCATTATCGTTCGTTGGTTTGAAAAGCTTATCGTGCGACAAATCGCGGGTTCGCGGCTGTTCCGGCTCCGGTACGCGGGGCGGGGTTGACATGCCCCTTGGCGGCTCGTTGGCGTTGACGGAGGGCTGACGGTAGCCGAAGTCCGTCATCGGGTCCATCGCCATCGCCCGCTTTCCCGCTTCCTCCCACGGAACGTGTTCCCCCGGCGGCCATGTCAGGACATGCCAATCATCTTCGTATGGCGAAGTGATCCCACGGCTGGCGAGGTGCATCCGCTGTTCTTCCAGTTCGCGGTTGCCGGTCGCGATGCTGCGGTCGTTTTCGGGGCTAGGCGTATAATCGCCTTGCTTCCCCATGTGCTGCCTAGCCGTGTAATGATGATGTTGCAGCAGCCCCGCGTCGGTCATCGATTGCAAATCCGGTCGCCCGGAAAGCGTGTAGTTTTGATTGGCGTGGGACTGATTGTTCATCCCGGCCGGCATGGGGAAAAGAGCCGTATCGTTGGCCGGCCACTCGTAGCCGCCCGGCATCCACTGACGGACAATCGAGCGTAAACTGTTTGGGTCAACGCCAAGATAGTTGCTCATCACCAAACTTTGATGCTGCGCCGCTTGCTCATTTCGATCAGGTCCGGCTGCGCTCCGCTGGCGAGGTTCCTTTGCAGGATGTCCAGCCCGTCCCGCCCGCGATGCGCCTTGCCAATGCTGATTGCCGTCTCAAGCATCGAGCGCTGGCCAGCCGCCCCTTGCCAAGTCGCCGGCAATGAACTCGGCGTCTCGTCCTTATAGCGGACCTTGGGCGCTCCGCCGCGCCGGTCCCTCTGCATGTCAGCGACGTTGTAGTCGCGAGCAACGATGTCCTCCGTGATCTTCGCCGCTCGCATCCGCACACTACCGCCGATGGCCGGCGGCTTGAACTCCTGTTGCATCTCGCGAGCGTCGCAAACTTCACATGACGGAGGCGGCGCTTCCCATTCGTCAGCGGACAGCGCCACCTCTATGCGGTTCGCGCACTCTGGACACATGTAAGTTCTGTTGATTGGCATTTAGAGGCCCAATCCTTGGTTGGCTTGGTTCTGCCGCAAATAGTCAAAATACGTGCCGCTCGGGTCGCGAGGCGCGGTTTCGTTCGGCGGTTGGTATGCGCCTTGAGACTGCCCTTCCTCAGAGCCATAGCCGAAATTACTCAACTGTTGCATGAAGGTCGAGAATTCGGATGGCGACATGGTTTTCGCCGCCTGATCCACAATGGCGTTGATCGTCGCGGTTGGGTTTGACGATTGATTGGCGATGGAGACGGCTTGCACGGCGGTCTTGCCCGGCGATTGTGCGCCAACCGCGCTCGATCCTTTCGCGCCGGGGTCGCCTACGCCCTGCGTCCCTCCGAAGCCGGTCACGTCGCTCATGTCGCCATAGGTGGACGTGCCGAAGTTCGCATCGCTGCCGATGCCGCCCGGTCCAACGCTGCCCGGTGCGCCAAGCGAAGCAGTTGACACGTTCCCCATGTTGGCTTCGCCCATGACATCGTTGGCGGTGACGCTCGTTCCCGTGACGCCGGGGCTTCCGCCGAAGGCGTTCGTTCCGACATCTCCCAAGGTTGACACGCCAACATTGGCGTCGCTGCCGATGCCGCCTTGGCCGCCAGCGCCCGCGCCGGCTCCGCCTCCAACGCCAAAGGGCGATTGCGCCGTTGAATTCACCGCCGAGATGGCGTCGCCAAAGATCGCGTTCATTGCGGTTGCCGACAACGCCGCCGCCGGGTCGCTGCCTCGCGCGTGGGTCGTCGTGGACGGCCCTTGCGCCTGCGCCGCCAGTCCGCCAAGCCCTGTCCCGCCGAATACCGCCTGCGCCGCCAGTTGCGCGAGCGCGTCTTGCGGCGTGGCGAGGGCGGAAACCGTGACCGGCGAGGTCGCCGTCGAAACGCCGCTCAGAAGTCCCGGCGGAACGCCGAGATTGGCCATCGTATTCGGGCCTTGGCCGCCGGCTTGAAGCTGAGACATGAGTGCGTTGACGGTGCCGCGAAGGCCGGGGCTGACCCCACTGCCGCCCGCCGCTGTCCCGCCCCCACCGCCGGTCGCGGCTCCGCCGCTGGCCGTTCCCCCGCCCGCTCCGCCCCCGACACCTCCAACGCCACCGCCAGCGCCAGTCGTACCGCCTACGCCGGCCCCCGAAGCTGCGGGCGCACCACCGCTAGCCGACGCTGCATTGGAGCCAGCGGCGGGGCCGCCTGTATCGCCGGTCGCCGCCGCGTCAGAGCCGATGCCGCCCTGCCCGGACGCAGCGCCGCCGAAGCTGACGCTGCCGCCGAAGCCGGTTGCGCTGTCGCCGGATGAGCTTGTCCCGTCACTGCCGCTACTGCCGGCGTCGCCACTGTCGCCTCCGGTCCCGTTCCAAAAGACGTTGAAGCGCCAGCCATGCAACATGGATTAGCTCCTATGCGCGACGCTTCTTGGCCGCCGGCTTGGCCTCCGGCTCCGCGTGCGAGCCGCCCGCCTTGTATTGCGGCGGGACCATTACGACCGGCTCTGGCTCCGGCTCGGCCGGCGAAAAGCGTTGCTCAAGCTCGTCCATTCGCTTCTCAAGCGCACTGATCCGATCTTCGGTCTGCGCCGTGCGGAGGAACATCTGTCCGGTCATGACCGCCACGTCGCGGCCTTCACCGCCCACATTTGAGCGCCTTGCGCCTCAGTGATGGCGATTGACCACAGTCGCGCCGCCTCGCCTTCGTGCAATCGCGCGTCGTTACAGATGTCAATGATTTCGGCATACAACGCCTTGAGCCGGTGAACCGTAGGGTCGCCGCTTGGATTGAAGGTGAGGCCAACCGCCTTCTCACCCCATGTCATTTCGCGTGTCTCTGCGCTATCCATAGCCATCGATCTTCCTCGACTTGTTGTTTGCCCTCTGGTTTATTTTACGAACGTGTTCTGAAAACGCAAACGATAGCACGGTGCCGGGGTTGGCGGGAGGCGGGTCGCCCTTCACGCTCTCCCACGTCATCGATCTTGCAATCAGTCCAGCCCGCCGCCACTCGATCCACGTATGATGCGCCAGCACGGTCGCTGAAACGAGGTCGTCATTTTCGCCCGTGTCTGGCCCGGCCCCAAGCCACCCATCGTCCTCGATGACGGCTTGCAATTCTCTGACGAGATGGATCGAACGTAGCTCAATCCGCCGCAGCATGAGACTGTCGCGTAGGGCGCTGTAAATCTGCTGCTTGTTGTCTTGGTTCGTTTTCCACGCGACAACATTGCCAGCGCCTCCAAGCGTGTCAGCCCGCCGATAGAGGAACCACCGCACGGCTCCAACCATGTTGAGGATGTTGTTGCTGCCCGGTTCCGCCTGAATGATGCCGCGTTCAGCGAGGTGGCGCAGATTGCGTACCTCCGGCAACACCGCAGCGCCGACGCCGCTCACCTCCATGTTGGCGATATGGTCCTTGTACGCCCCGGAAAGATGCGCCAAAACCCACGCGAATTGATAGGTCAACGGCTTGTTCGATTGGAACTCCGCCACCTGTACCAATCGATCCGCATAACATCGGAAAACTTCGATGGCATGGTCATTAGCGTCGCCCCCGCCCCCGCCGCTTGGATCGCCGCCGATGACGTACACGCCCTTGTCCTCCGGCGGTTCCCAAACCCTTAGCATCACCTCGTCGCGGCTGGTCGTCTGCTCGATCTGTGATCCAAGGAACTGATCCTCGAAGTGATACTTGTAGCCTTGGTAGGGCGGGCCATCCGCTAACGTCTCGCTCAACTCCAACGTCCGCGCCGCAGGGAAGAAAGACGAACCCGAGGCGATGAAGCACTCGCGCTCGGTCCAAGGAAAATGCCGGAGCATGTACTCCTCGGCCCGGAATTCGCTTTCCCGTCTCCACCACGCAATTTGCTCCGTCTTGACTGTAATCCCATACGCTTTACGGACGCTCTTGGCCCGTTCGATTTCGTCCTCCGTCAACTTTCCGTCCCAATAAATCCTGTAATCTGGATCGCTTTTCGGAATAGAGTACGTCGGATTGGCCCAAAACCCAATGAAGATGAATTTCATATGTCGGTCGGCTTTCGCCTGTTGGCAGAAGTTGTACCACCAATTGAACCCGTTTGCGATGCTCTCCCACACATAGAGCCGTCGCGGGTTGATCCGCGCCAGTGAGGCTTTCAGGCTCTCCACTCCTGCCAAGCTTTTCCATTGTCCACATTCCGTTGCGTGCATCATGTTTAAGGCGCGAGAAGCGCCCAAGTCAGGATTAGAAGCCGCAGCCATGAGGTCGATAACAGATTTGTTTGCAAACACCATTCCGTTGCGGTTATTAGCGATGAGACGACTGTCTCCACTGCGCCACTCTGGCGGCAGGGTTTCGAGGAGCGCAGCAAAAATTCTGCGTAATCGTTCCAGATTGTCGGTCCTATCGGCAATGATCGCACCTTGCACTCCGGGGTTGGCGAGCGCCCAAAATAATTCGATGACAGAACACACGGTGGTAATAGCGACTTGTCTACATTTCAGGATGACGAATTCGTGGACGCCCTCTTGCAAGCCTTTCGCTACCGCATCGATGACAAGCCTCTGTGACAGCCACGGCTCAACGTGGACACGCCCCTCCTCCTTCGTGTCGATTTCGACGGCACTTAAAAGATCATAAATTCCCTGCCTTATGGACGGTTGCGGCATCGTTTTGCGCCCTCGCTTCGGTTCTTGCCTATCGGCCAGTAGCGAAGATTTGTGAGCCGATTGTTCCGTCTCACTGTGTTACGATGGTCGCCCTCAAATCCGTCAGGCGGAGGCCCGACAAAGGCTCGCAAAACCAACGTGTGAACGTCAACGTTAAACGAACGTCCAAGCGACACATGAAGGTAGCCATTGCCGGACATCGATAACTTCAAAATCCGCCCGCGACGGAGCCTACGACTTGGCCCCAAGACCGATGGCGGACAATTGATAAAACGATCAAGCGAGCGAACACGGCCAAGGTTCGAAACCTCATAGCCGTCATGATCGAGGATCGGTTTCCAAATCTCAGCAACCATGTCATGTCAATCCATTGGCACGATGGCGTTGATCGAGCCGGTGCTGTTCACCGTGGCGCTGCCGACGCCCCACACCGTCCATAGCTCGCCGGTCGGCCCAACCTCCCAAAGCGAATACGCCCAAGTGACGCCGGTCGGGCCGCCAAGAACGGCTCCGGCTGTGCGATAGGTTCGGGCCGGGCGATAGCCTTCCGGCAGGACGCCAACGCGAGCCTTGGCGTTGGCCGCCAACGGCGCTGCAATGTCGCCAACGACTTGCAAGCCAATGTTCAGGACACGAGCGCGGATCGTGCTGTCCACCCATCCGGGGTCCGGTTCGAAGTCAATCCACGGGGAGACGGCAACGCTGTAAATGTCGCCATGCCGTCGTTTCCACCGTCCGCTGAGATAGCCTTGCAGGATGGTTTCCGGGGTCACTCCGTCTTGCTCGGCAAGGCGCAAAATGTCCGCTTCGCGCTTCACCTCGCGCTCAATCGCGTACACCTCCTCGCGGTAGTGCCTGTCCACGACGCACCTCCAAGTTGCGTCATCGTAGACCATCCGCTAAATATGACAACGCCGTGACCCCTCACAAGCCACGGCGTCTGACTACGCTTCACGTCGGGAAAGACCGCCGCCGGCTTCAACCTCCGGCGGCGGTTATTACGGGATCATGCCGGGCTGCCCGGACTTGACGCCAGCCCCACAGCGTTGCCGGACTAATCCGGATCGCCACAAGGCGGCCATTCCAAGCAGGGATACATGACGCCCCTAGCGTGCCGCTAAGGACGCACCCAACACTCCCGCTGCGGACTGTTACTCGATTTGCGCCACCTGTCCGCCGGGCGCGGCTCGCCGCCGCGTCGTCTTGGACACGGCCGCCAGCAAGGCTCGACCTTTGGGCGTGAGATAGTATTGCTTCTCGCGCCGGTTCATTGGGTTGTCGCGGCTCTCGACCAAGCCAGCGCCATCTTCGTAGTTCCTATCACGTTCGCCCATGTCAATCAAGATACGAGACACGCTTGTGACAGGAATGTCC